CTCTTTTAAAGTGTTAGTCCACCAAGATAGTAAGTTGTATTTAAAGAATGTTCTTTGGACATTCGTCCAACCTTTAGATAAGTTATCACCAACCTGGAATCGTCCTGATATGTCATATATGGTATTGTCAGCCATAAAGCCTAAAGCTTCTGCAATCTCTTTCTTATCTTTACTGCTTTTTAATCTGAACAACGATCCTAATGCTTCAGCCATACCACTCAAAAAACCTCGACCTTGGTATCTCATTTCAGCACCATACTGAGCTAAGTCAGATGCAGCACTAATGACAGCTCCACCAAGCTTAGCTGTACTAGCCACAGTACGAGCTATAGCTGACCATCTGGCTAATGCAAATCCTTCAACAGAATAGATAGTACCATCAATAACGTCCATGTATTTCTTGTATTGACCACTAGATACTTTACCAGCATCTTTACCTTGCTGGGCCATACGTGTTGCTACAGCTTTTCTAATCTTCTCAAAGTTCTGTGCGGGCTTGGTTCCTAATGTATCCATAATACCAATGTTACGACCAGCAGTTGTTAAGCCAGAAAAGAATGATTCATTCAAGTTACCAACACCAAACATTTCATTATATTCAAACCAACTGTCTGCATCTTTAAAGTGTAAGACTCGTTTCATCTCTGCTGATTTAGCAACGTTTTTTGTTGGCCTTGCACCAAAAGTAAACTCAGCACCATTAGATTTTAAGCTTTCATTACGCACAAGAGAGTTGTATGCAAACAACATAAACTCATCAATGTTGTCTGTATCAGCAAATGTTCTATCTTTATCTAATTTATCCATAACAAAATCCTTCCAGGCAGCAAAGTTCTTGTTATAGTTTTGATCGTATTTATTAGCTAATGCTGGATCTGTCGGTACATCTTGTTTGCCTAATACCTTTGCTGCATCACGCACAAGATATGGATCATGAGATTGTCTGACCACATAACCCCAAAGTTTAGGAATGTTTGCACCACGATCATTAAGTTGTTGCCTGACCATCTCAGAGTATTCATGCATAATCGTTGCAATCTTTACAATCTCTGGATTCTTTTCTGTGACTTTCGGTTTAACTCCAGCATCGGCTTCTGCTTTAGTCGGTTGTTGTGCTAATTCATACCATGTTCTAGCAATTCTTAATTGAGTATTTCTGTCGGCATTAGCAAATAACTTCTCTACACCAGCATCTCTAAGCTTTTTAGGAAATCCATTAATCAATTGATTGACTGCCGCATGCTGTTGAACTGCTGCTGAGGCCCTAGCCCCTTTCTTCTGATCAGTTGAGCCAACCAGAATCGCTGTTAATCCTTCTTGTGGATTGTCTGGAAACTCATCTAACACGTAATCAACTAACTCTCTTCCTTTGATTTCATCTTCAATAGCATTACGTTTATTGATTTTACGTTGTAATACAATCTGAGCTTGTACGTCTTTAGCAACTTTATCAACGTTAATTTCATCAATGCTACTTAGTTTAAGCTCAGCTTGTGCGATCTTAATTTGATTCAGAATCTCATCTTTTTCAACAAAGCCGATAGATGACTTGTCTAGTAACTTTTCAACTCTTAATAAACATTTATCTGCCATCTTATCTTCCGTTTAAACAATTGGTTAAATCTTTAATTGCTGCTTCTAAATCAGTAGACTTAGCTTGTGCTTCATCAAGTGCTTCTGATGCGGCTTGAATCTCTTTTGCATCTTCATCAAATCTTAACTCTGGACGTGCTTGACGTTTCTCTTCTAGTCTCTTCGTTAAGTTTTCTATTTCAATATCAAAGTCTGATTCTGTTTTATTGACTGTATTATTAACAGCAGTTTTTTCTTGTTGGTCAATCTTTGTTTTTTCTGGTTTAACTCTGTTATTTGGTTTAGCAGAAGTATCAGATGATTGTTTTAATGTAGAGTCAGCATCTACAATCGGTGATACATCAACTTCCTTTTCTAACAACAAGTCATTCAATGATTTTTCAAGCAATGTTTTTCTAGTCAGCGGATCAGTTCTTTCTAGATCTCTCATGACAGCAGAGTTTTCTGGATAGTATGCTTTATATAGATTGATCTCAGCATCTCTTAAGTTAGGTGAATCTATACCTAATTCCTCTCTGGCTCGTCTTACCTTTGCTTTAAACTCTGTTCTAATCGCAAGATCTGATAGTTTTCCAGAAGCTACATGTAATCCACCACCAAGGATTGATCCAAAGGTAATGTTTAAGAAACTATCTGCTAGGCCATAATCTGCTTGTAATTCATTGGCTGCTAATGCAACAATAGGTTCTACAACTGCGGCACCGACAGCACCTTCTCTTACACCTTTAGCAAACCTAGCTCGAGTAAATCCTTGCTTGGCTACCATTTGTGCCATACGTGCTTGACCAACAACTGGAATAAATGCTGATGCTACGTTAATAGGATCTAGCATACTTACACCTAAACCTACTGCAAACTTAGCTACACCAACACCAAAACCTTGTGGGCCTCGTGCAATAATAGCTTGTCTTTCACGTTCTGCTTGCTTCTCTTCAACCATTAAGTCAACAACAGATTGGTATTCATCTTCTTCAAATGATAAGCCTAGCTCACCATATTCTTTATTGAGTTGATCTTTAGGAACAAGAGGGCTATTCTCATTTTGTTTTGCACGTTGTAATTCAATTAATGTTTGTGTAGATTCTAGTGGATTTCTTGCCCATGTCTCTTTAGCGGTTGCTTTTAAAACATCACCAAGGCCTACAATATATTGATCATAACCAGATTCTTGTACTGATGTATTAATCTCAAGACCAAATCCTATTTGAGCCATATTAATCCTCTAAGCCAAAGACTCGCTTGCCTCTAGCTTTTTTCTCTTCTAGAATTCTCAGTTCATCGGCTGGCATAGTTAATCTTTTTTGCGCCTGTTTCTTACGCCCTATTCTTTCAATTACTGTTTCGCCTTTTGGAACTGTAATGTCTATGTTAGTAAATGGTACAACCATGCTTGCATCGTCAAATTTAAATGTTAAGAAATTACCATTTGCATTTTGTATCGGACCAAAAGAACCATCAGCCATAGTAATACCATAGATTAATCCAGTACCATCAGCAGTGTTTTGCCACTTACCATTCTCTACCATTTGAGTTCTAAACTCTAAATCACGCTCTTTCTCATCTACAATATTTAGAAATGAGCCAAATGGGACTGCATTAAAATCTGCTAAATGAATATCTTTAATACGCTCTGCTTTGGCAATAATATTATCTGGGTCAATCTCTTTACTATTATATTTTGTAGGAACATAATAAGTATCTTTAAGTTGAAAAGTTTTTGTTAATGTTCCAGCTGCGTCTTTAACAGAATTACTTAATGATTTACCTGATTGCATTTCACTAATGGCTAAGTAAGTTAATGCATCTTTAATATTATCTAATTTTTGTGTTGCAATACTTTTATTCATTGGATTTTGTAACATAACAACATTATCAAAATTTGCAAGTTGATTAGCAATTTCTCTGCGCACTTCAATATATGTAGTATTTTTTTCTTTAGCTACGGTTATTAAGCGTTTTTGTTCTTCCTCATCATCAAAGCTCATAAACTTGGCAGTTAATATTGGATCGCTAAAATAAGATGATAATTCCGCAGTTGTAGGTAAGCCGCCTTGAACTAATTGAACTAACGCAGCTGAGTTATCTGCACCAAACTGGTCATCTAATACTTGTAACATAGCTATTCTAGTTTGAGCATCAGAGAGTTTGTATGTATTTACAAATGCATTAACCTCATCTTTAGTAAATAACAGCATATCTTTATCAAGATCGCTAATACCATACTTGTCAGCATTGCGTTCTACTAGTTGCTTTCTTGCTAGAACTTTGTTTGCCAAATCAGGATCATTTAAATTTAACTCTTCAAAGTTTCCATCACGCTTGCCTATTAAGCCAACAGGATCATTTTTTAAAGCAACAACCATATTTTTTACATACGGTTCTAATATGTTTAATCTTTGATTTTGATCTATTGTTAAGTCTTTATTGGGATCAATTTTGATTGCTAATAATCTATCTCTCTCTTCTGTTAATTCAGGTAAACTTGTTTTATTAAGCTGCTCAATTTGAGTTGATTGTTTAACCATAAGATCAATTTGGTCTATCAAATCAGATCCAGGCCCAACTAGCGCATACATTTCTTTAATTTTAGCTGGAGGAATACGCTGACCTTCTGCCAAATAATTATCATTAATTAATCTTAATTCTCTTTGTGCGATCTTGTCTCGAGCTGCAATCTCTGAGTTAATATATGACAGTTCATTGTTAATTAACTTTGCAAATCTATCTTTATCTGTAGACTGCATGTAATAACTTGCTTCAGATGATTTATCTTTTGGTAATGCATTTAAAACTTCTAAGATACTTTTGCCTCTGTATTTTTGTGCAATAGCTTTTGCATGATGGCCATCATCAATAAACTGTAATCCATCAGCTAATTGTTGCGCTAATTTTACTTGTTGACGTGTACCGCTAAATGACATGTCTCTTGCCATTTGCTGGATAACATCTTTGTATTGTTGTTTTTGTTCTAATGTGGCATTAGGATAAGCAAGTAAAAAGTTTTGATAATCACGTTCTACATTGACTTTCATCAACTCAGCATTAAATACACGCTTTTCTTCTTCTTGATTACGTATTAATGTATCTGCTTGATTAAGATAGTTACGTGCAGATGCAGTTGCTTGTGCGCCATAACCTTCAGCAATTTTAGGATTAATCCCACTTAAAAACTCAACATGAGCAGAAATAGGCTCTTGTAATTTTTGTAAAACTTGGCCTTGATTAGTAATCTTTCCGAGACGCACTTGCTCTAAAATATCTGCACTAGTTTGATCTAACTCTAGTCTTAACTCTCCAGCAATTTGTTGACTTAAAACGTCCTTAATTGCATCATTATAAGTTTTACCACCTTTTAAAAACTCATCAATTGGATTACCACCCGTTTGACGTGCTTGATCTATTTGTTCTTTTGTAATTGGATTAGCAATAGCATCTTTAACTGCTTGTTCACTTGCATAAACATTTGCTTGTTCAAGAAATTTTGTACCAGCAGAAGTTAAAAATCTATCAAGACGTTCATTTGCTGCAAGTGATTCTTGAATAGGTGCATTAGTAAATTGTTGCATGCCAGTCATTGTAATGCCAGATGACTGATATTGTTTTAACTTGCCCATGTTGGAACCTTCGTTTGATTGTAAATACTATACGCATTGCCAATGTGATATAGAGCGTCAAATTTAGAACCATTGACAGCTTGATCAGCAGCAGCATTAAGTAATGAATATTGCGCATCTTCAAACAATTCAGATGACATACTACTAAATTCTAACGCACTTAAATCACGTAAATAACGTTCTTCATTTTTCTTTGTGACAAGCTTTACTGAACCATCTAATCCATTGACACCCGCTGCAAACCCTGTAGCTAAAACACTTGCATTAGTTGCAATTAATTCGCGTGTTTTATCGTTAGCTGCTCTTAATATATTAAGCCTGTTAATTTCTTGATCTACACGCATCTGTTCTGCTTGCAGTTGATATTGTTGCTCAATATACTGGCCACGATTGTATGCGCCTACGGCTTGCAATCCTGAAAATCCAGCTGATATTAATCCAGAATATTTGTTATACAGATCAAAGGCTGTGCCAAATCCAGCTAACAATCCGCCACCGCCAGGTGAAAGAATTGCTGGGTTCATCATCATAGACGCACCAACACTAGCAATAGGTGCAGATATAGCGGCTACTGTTCCAGCTGTAGCTGCTGCGCCTCCCATTCCTGTCATCGTTGCCCCAGCGAAGGGTACTGCTGCTCCCATAATTAAGTTCCTTGATGTGTTGCTACTTTATATTCTAAACCAAGCAATGTCATTTTTAATGGAGCAGATTGTGTAACTGTAATCTGTCCTTCATTGCTATACCCAAGTATACCATGCAATACCTTTGTTCCTGTAAACTCTGGTACTGTATTATCTAATGCATTAATACCTAAGCTACGAATAGGTACTAAATTACCATTAATGACAATATTTTGTGTTTCATATAACAATGCATTTACTTCTACAATACGTTTTTTAAATCCAATACGAGTTCCACCTACCACTCTTAAATCGATAGGCATAGTCTTGACTTCTACACTAATTGGTAAACCAACTTCACACGAAGTTGTTGGAGTATTAGTAAAAGTCACGGCACTATCAGCTGTCTGATCTTCCTCAACTAAACCATCTGACAGCACATTCACTGTGGAACCATCAATATGTGATGCATCCAAGCTTGCCACTGCTCCGCCTATAACTGCACTGTCAGTTAGTAGATTTTCCACAAACACCTCAACATAGTATTTATCTGTACCATTATCATCCCGTTTAACAATAGTATAAATATCTGTAATATCCACACCTACATCTAAATAGCTACCTACTGTGGTAAATTCAGATGCAGCAATAACGTTTTGTGATCGTAATAAAGAGAACACGGCCATTGAGCCATCATCTTCATTAACAATAAATAGTAAATCATTTTCATCAGTATTTACTGCACGACGCAAGTCCATGCGTTTTGGACCTTTCAGTAAATGACCAGACAGTAATGAGATTTTAGAAGTGACATAAGTTAAGAATGTATCAGAGTATGCAATCTCAGCTAATTGTTTACCTTGTCTTTGTATAAATAACACACCAGATTCTAGCTGTTTGACACGCACACCTTCTTTGATACCATTTCTTGATGTATTGGATACAAAAAAACTTGTTGGCGTAATCGGTGTTAAACCTTCTTGAATAACAGCGAACTCACCACCTGATGTAAATATTTGTAGATCTCTACCGCTAATAAGATCAATGATAGCGTTAAAAGTATTAGTATCGAGAGTAGCCTCAACAGCATCATCATCTAATCCTTCTACTGGTTCAAAATCAAAAAACAATCCTACTTTAGATCCCCATATTGTTGATGGTCTTGATTTAGACCCACCAAAGAATAATCGACCTTGATGGAAAGTCACAGATCTTGGCCATCCTTTTGATGCTGACCATACATCTTCATAACCTGTTTCTAGTTCCCAGTCACCTGAAGCAATTGCTGTTGTTCCAAAAAATGGAAACTCTGTGACTACATTGACTTTTGTTGCACTAACATATTCAACAATTCTAGCTCTACCTTGCGGTTCAGCATTAATATATTGTCCAACATGAGCTGCTGTAAATACTGATGTGCTGGCAGTGAGCGTTACTTTTCCTGTTACATCACTAGGAGTTAACGTAGCAGCTGGATTGCTTGTTGATAAAGTAAAAGCATATTGTGGAATAGAGTTAAATGGAATATCAGAAATAGACCAACTCGTGTCACTTGTTCTGGTAATTCTTTTTGGAGCCATATCTTCGTCTACAACAATCAATGTATCTGCTGACTGTGTAAAACACATTGCATTTAATCTAGCACTTGCAATAGTGGTTGTTAGGTAATTATCACCTGATCCATTAATATCGGTTTGCAATACTTTATTCTTAAAAATATACATGCGATTGTTGGTAAAAGCCAACATATAACTATCGCTAACTGAAAATTCAAAATGCACAAGACGTACACCATTTTCTGGACTGCCACCTAGTTCAGCTAAAAACTTACTTCCTGGCCTACGATGCACGCCACCTTGTGGTTGACATATAACATTGCGAGCTGTTTGCAAGCCATTTTTGTATGAATCTAAATCAATACGAGAACGTACTAGTGGATCTAACTCTCCACTGGTAAAGTTTGTTTGAATATCAACAAACCTAGCCATTAATACCTCACATCAATTAATGAAAAATCTTGTATTGCATTTGTTGGATTGCCTTGGCCATCAATCCTCATTGCTTGTCTCATATAACCACCACGACCATTTTCACCTGGAGTACCTTCTGCAACTGTTCTCCAATATTCTGCACGATCAGGTTGATCAGTAATTGGCATAGCTAAATGCCAAGCCATTTCATATTTTAGTAATTGTACAAAGTAATGTGGTAATGCAAATTCAGAAATATTATATTGATAATCTATATATACTTCTTCATAATCTGTTAATAATTTACTACCTATAAGACGATACTCTCTGCGTTTTGGTGAGCCTATCTCATCTGCATCATATACAGCATTAGGTCTCCCAATAATGTCAGAGGGTAGTTGATATTCATATTTGTATTCATTAGTTGGGGTAGTCACTAATCTTGCTAATGCAGTTTTTTTGAATGAGAATGACCATGGATACATGGTTAATGTTCTAATTTTAATATCTGGATAAAGTCTAGAACAGATATTAGATTCATCTGTGCCTTCAGTAAATGATGATATAGGATTAGCACCAAGCATTAGTAATGCATCGGAACATATTTTGATATCGGTATCACCTGTAGCCATTTTCTTTCCTTTAAATGTGCAAATAGGTAGGCACCGAAGTACCTACCTTTCTGCAATATATTACAACTTAGTCAGCGTCTGCGACTGATAGTGCTGTACCGTCAGATACATCAACTACGCCAGAAGCATTAGAAAGTACAGTAACTAAAGACGATGTAGGCACAGAAGCATCCCATACATGAATTAAGTCACCAACTTTTAATACTGATGATGCGTCATTGAAGTAACCTGATGTATTGATATCAGCAAGTGCATCAGTGCCAGGTGCTGTATAGCTCCACATTTGAGGAGCATTACCAGCTTTAGACTGACCACCTATCGGTTGTAGATTGTCTTTATTATAAGCCATGTGTTATCTCCTTATTAAGCTTCACGACATGTGATTTGAACAATACCTTCAGCATCGATCGCTACTGCACCAGCTGAAAACATAGCATTCACTAAGAATGATGTTTTTTCTGGAACATAATTGATCTCTGTCTTAGGACCCATACCTTCAGCATAGCCAACTGCATCTTTGTGGAATGCCCAGATAGTTCTATCTAAAGAACCGTCAACAGCTAAACCACCTTCAACTCTGTCGCCAAGTACATGGAAATTGAAACCTAAGAATGTATTGATTTCTCCAGATACTAAAGCTTTAACTGAGTTGTAGTCAGATGAAGTAACTTCTGTTTCGCCTAGTAATGCAGCTAAAGAATTAGCATGAATTACCATGTGACGATCTTGTGGAGGTACGTTGTTTTTATCTAAAGCTTTCTTAGCAGCTAAAAGCTTGTCTAAGTTTAAGTTAGAGTCAGTACCACCGATGTCATTAGAAACAGTGTTTGATGTTGAAGATGCTGTTAAAGCATCAATAATAAGTTGGTCTTGACGACGACCGATAGCATTAGCAACAACTTGTACTAATTCTTGTCTTTCGTCAAAGTTAACTTTTTGTTGCATGAAGATGTCGGAATATTCTGCTGCATTCCAATCTTCCATTGTTGCTGTTACTTGTGAAAAATCCACATTCAATGGTGTTACGTCTGTTTGTGGAATACGTAATGTTGCTACGCCTTTACCCGCTTTCGGGAATTTTGCTGTTGAACCCTCAACGCCACGTCTTTGTCTTACTGCGCCAACTAACTGCGCTTTAGCTTGGTAAGCCTGTTTAACTTCGGCATCAAATAGGGTAACAAAAGCATTAGATAATCCAATAGCCATTATTAGCTCCTTAGTAATTAATAAAAGTAAATTAATCGCTGTGGTGTGCCAGAGATGTCTGGGCCGTGCTTGCTATTAACGATAGCCAGTCGACAAGACTACTTGCGTTTAAGGGTTACATGAATATGTAATAGGCCTCATTCCCGATTTTACATGGGAACAAAGCCTATTGTCAAGCAATTTTAGCCAAAATTTTGAGCAAATGCTCTTTCGACTTTTTGACGGTAGGATGGATCAGATTGATATCTAGGATCTGCTACCATTTGATATAACTCTTCTCTAGATGGTGCGCCTTCGACTGGAGTAGTTTCGACAGGAAGTCGACCTTCATAAGATGCTCTCAGTTTTTCTAATGCAGCAATACCTTTTGCAGTACCACCCATTACTTTAAACTCTTCAAAGTCATCCTCACCCCAAACGCCTTTTTGAACTAAACTAGATGCCCATTTTACAATACCATTAATTCTAACATCAGCATTAGGGCCTAAAGATTTACGCTCTTGTTCTAAGTTAATTTGTTGAGTTTCTGCATTAAGCATGTTACTTTCTACAACTTCACTAACAAGATCATCTAACGCAGCTTGACTCACACCATACTTAGATGCCCAGGTCACAACATGGTTACGTAATGGGTCATCTTCTGGTGTAGGACCAAATGCAGATAAATCATAGTTACCATCTGCTGGCGCCTTGTGCTTACCTTGAGAGATTTGTTTACGTAAGTCCATCCATGATTTAGCAATGCCTTCTAAATCTGGAGCATCTTCATCTGCTTTCCAGAAATTTTCAGGCCACCAATCAGGTCGTTCTAGTGGTTCATTATCTTCAGACTCAGCCGCAAATTCTGCTTTGGCTTTTAATTCTTCAGGATCACGATGATCTATTTCTACTTTTTGTGGACTCTCAGCATTAGCTTCTTCGACTTCTGGACTTGCTCCATCGAGTAGGCCAGTGCTTTCTTGATCCACACTAGGCTCGAGTGTTTCTTCCATTATAATTTCCTTGCTCTAATTAGCCTTGCTTCTAAATCCTTAACTATTGAATTTTGTCCTTCACGGTAAAATGCGTAGCTTGGATCGCTACCTGGCAAGGCAACAGGTTGCTCAACAACTGCTTCACGCAGCCATTTCATTAACTTCTCCCCGTCCTCACCCCCTAGGACACGTAAACAAAGACGATCTAAATCATCTCGCTTTTGTAGACCATCACCTTTTTCAAGAGGCAATGCTTCTTGTAAATCTTCCCATCCAGCCATTATTATCCTTGTGGTTGTTGCATCATGGCCATTTCTTGCTGCTGTGCCATCTGTGCCATTTGTGATGCTTGTTCTTTCATAATTGCACGCTCAGTTGGTGTTGGTCGTAATCGTTGTGGTACGCCTAATTTCTCAGCAATGTAATCCATCATTTCGTCAATCTTAATAGTCATTGCACCTTCTGGTCCAGCTTGTTGTGCAATCTGTGCATATTGTAAAATGTTTTGCACATCATCCATATTCTGTGCCATGGCTAATGGAGCTACTGGTGCAATCTTAATTTCTAAACCATTCACTTTTAGTGGTAATGCAATGATACCACGTTCATCCATCACTTGCAGTATTTTGGATACTAATGGAATCATTGTTTCATTAATCAAGCGACCAAAAGCAGAACCTAAATTCTGTGATAATTCTTTCATACGTTCTACAACTTCTGTTGCTGATCGAGCTGACATGTTGTCTGGTGGTAATGATTCATCAAGAAGAATACGCTTGATATTCATACGTAAATCATTCATCACAATGTTAGAGACATTGAAGTCACCCGCACGTGGTAATGGTCTGAGTGATTCACCTTGTGGACCACCGTTACGTGCTACTGGAATAAT